TGGTATACTCCTATAATTCCATCTGGGAAATTAATTGTAACATCTGCATTCTCTTCATCAATAACTTTAACATTAGTTATAGTCCCGACTTCACCTCGTTTGTTAAATGGATCAGTTGTTAGGAATCTATCAATCATTACTTTTTTACCTTTTAAATTTTTCATGATTTATTTTTTTGTTATTCAAAGTAACCGCTCTTTGTCTCAAGGTGCAAGGACTATTAAAACATTAGCTGTTCTTTAACTCATCTGGATTAAATTCCCAAAACGACAACTTTCCTTTCACGTTTAGTATTGGTTTGTCGTAAAGAACTGGATTGGCAAGCACCCAGTTGTATGTTGGTTTTTCATTTCTAAAAACTACCTTGCCTAAATCTGACTTTTCTGCCCAAATACTAGAATGATTTATAACACAATCTACAATATCAACTTCTCCAATGATTGCAGATACTAGTCTATCTGGAAAAGGTGGTGCACGGCTGTTTAATTGATAATACTTTCATTGTTCTATTTTTTTAACTATGTTCAGCATTGACTAGTTTATCATAGGTTTTAGACATCTGACTTATGTACCCAAAATTTATTGCTGTTATATCCATAAGTATTTTAAGCATATTCGAAGTATCAGCTTGTTTCTGCATTTGTTCTTCAACTGACTTGAAGTCTATTCTTTTACTATAAAACCTTACTTCGTTATCATTGTATATGTATGCGTTTGAGTATGATGGATTAAGATGTATAAAGTATTCTCCATGTCTAGGAGAATGTAATGAAACTGCTCCAGCTAAATCATATTTTCGCAGAACGTCTTTAATTTCTTCAGCTGCTTCTTTTAATTTAATTTCTGTTTTATTCATCGTTTTTTGTTTTTAGGTTTCTTTTGATATCGTTTCTTAACTCCTAGTAGCTTCTGTCTAGCTTTTAGATTTTCTTCTGTTGCTTCAAAGACTTCTACGTGTTGTACATTTGGTTGTGCCATTCTTTTTCGTAAACCTTCCCCTGTGTAAGGTTCAATTGGTCCATAAGAACCGTCAATGTGTTTTACTTGCATAATGTTTATTTTTGATTAGGTAATTTATTTTAGTTTTTTTGTCTCCAGCCTGTGGAGGATGTTAACTCAACTATTGATTTTAAAGGGTTTTATGTTTTCAATATTTTTTCTAAATCGGTGTATAATTCTAAATAATTCATTGCGGTGTATCGTAGAACCTTCCAACCTTGAGTAACTGCCAAATTATACTTTTCAATATCTTTCGAGTATCCGCCTATTGTTGTATGCCTTGACTTATCACTCATAATTCCTTCGTATTCAATTGCGATCATTAAACTTAAAATTGCATAATCGAATCGGAATCTTCTAACATCATCAAACTTATATTCCGTTTGGTAACTTTCAATCAATCCTTGCTGCTGGAATTGCTTCAGGAATAACTCGATTGTATTTTTCTCAACTGATATCTTTTCGATTTTTGCTTTCGGTTTAATTACGGCGATTTCGCCACAATTAGAATTCTGCTTATCATCAATCTTGAATCCTTTAGCTTTTAGATTTTTCAAATCATTCTCGGTCCAACTCATAATGTTTTAAATTCTGTTTTTCCTTTATAACCTTTTTCCAATTGCAGCACTACGGTTTGAATTCTAGCGTACTCAAATGTCTTTCGTGGAAGCAACGTAACTGATATCAGTCCGAACTCTTTAAACTTTCTCATTCTCACATCGCTATCACCAACAGTAAACCACGGCATAAGTGCAATGATGTTATCGCTCATCTCCATACACTTTTCAAGAATGTAGTACCCGGACCGCAATCCTTTTAGATTCAAATTTGCTGGTGCATTTTTCAAATAAGTTTGATTACTTGAAAACGGAGGATTCATAACTACACAATCAAATTGCAATCTATCCATTAAGAAAAAATCATCTGGAGCATAAACATTGAATCCTTTTTTTTCGATGGTGTGATATAAGTTTTTTAATCCGGGTGTTGGTTCTAAAACAGTAATTGCATTTTTAGGAATCAATCCAACCATGTACTCGCAAATGTTTATTGGTGTTTGAAAGTTTTTATCTATTATCATTTTCTAACACTTGTTCCGTTCAACTCAATTACATTAAACATTTCAAACATTCGATCATAAACCCTATTTCCATATTTTTTTGCCATTGCTTTCATTGTTCCTTTAGTGTCAAGCTTGTTTCCGAATTCATCTATAAAATAATTCATGCTGCCCATTGTTACTGCTTTATTATCATATCGTAATTCAAGTATGTCCTTGAATAATTCAACTTTACCATAGTTGCTTGCTTGTCTTTCAGTCATGAAATCATCGAAGTAAATCATACCTTTTTTCATAACATTCCAAAACCTATCTTTCATTTCCTCATTTGAACACGATTCATATTTTTGCACTGCTTCATTTGTACTGAAGTACCCATACCCACGTCTGTATCTATGCAAATGAACTTCATCGCCATCAATGTCTTTGATAGTTATATCTTTTTCTTTTTCTGCATCAAAGAACATCTGTCTAAAGGTTTTAAATATTGAAGTCTTACCACAACCAAATCCTCCTAAAACTAATATTCCCTTACTTAAACTTGGTTCAGTTATTTCTTTATTTACAATTGGACTTTTTAAAAACTTTTCGTCTCTGAAGAAAAAATAAATTAATGTGAATACCAGTATTTTACTTTCACCTCTATTCACATCTTTATCAAAATGCTTTTTATTTATTTCAAAATATTTCTTTTTAAACAAATCATAAACACTTAATACATCAACTTCTACAAGTTTTTTCAATGGCTCTTTTTTTATCAATTCAATTACAGGTTTTATACTTTCCCAGTAATCATTAAACAATTTCATATCCGCATCGTGTTGAATAACAACTGGGTCATTTGGATTTGATAATTTCCGCATTTCGTATGTCACGGGTTTATGCGGTCTTGGTGGTGGGTTTGGTAATTCTATTTTATCGATTATCTGCGAAACCGTTTGTATTTTGTTTTCCATTTTGTAAATTTTGATTATTAATTAACCAGGACGCATTGAAACCTTTCCAATCTTTTTCGATACAAATTGTTAGAATTTCGTTAATTTCTTTTTTTGAAACTTCAACTTGTTTTATAAATCCAGTAAAAGCTGTTTCGCTGTTGGTTGCTTTTTTTGTTTTTCTAACTTTTAACCAGTCATCAACTAATTTTTCTAAACCTCCTTTTTTTAATAATTCATTACGAAATGGAAAATTTGCTTTTGTCTCTTTTTCTAAAAGAGAAGTTTTGTTTAGTTTAGTTTCTTTTAGTTTAGTAATGGTGTCGCTTTGTGTTCCACTTTGCGTGTCGGTTTGTGTAACGCTTTGTGTTCCACTTTGCGTGTCTGTGTGAAACGCAATTAAATTATAAACACAACTTTGATTTCCTTTTCTTTCTTTAAAATCAATTCTACCTGATTGCTTTAATTGATTTCTTGCTCGAATAATTGAAGACTTACTTAATTTTGTTCTACCCTCCAAGGTTGATATAGCTACAGTAAATTCCTTTTTCCATCCTGTCTTGTTATTTACAGCCATCATAGCGTGCCATAAGTTAATCGCAGAATCAGAAATAGAATTTGTTTCGAGCCAATCATAGAACGCATTAATTTCTGTTATGTAATTCATTTATTTTAAGTTATTATTCAAATATTCAACTTCTAAATTTGTCAATTTCTTGTTTGCTTTAAACTGCTTTTCAACTAATACAATCTTAACCTCTACGCCATTTGCTCTGAAAATATACCAAGTGTTTGGATCGTTTACCGAACTACAACAAACGACTTCCAGGTCCTCGATTTTCATTACTTGAATAAATCAATTACTTTACTAATCATACTTACTGGAATATCATCCTCGGTACCAGTTATCGCATTAGCAATTACTTTTTTCTCTTGAATGATATCATACATCCATTGGTCAAGTGTATTCTCTCCAAGTAAGGAAGTTGACCTAACACTAGATGGTTGTCCCATACGATGCGCACGTGCCTCGAATTGCTCCACGTCGGCTTGTGTCCAAGGCAGTTCGAGTAAAAGCAATTCAGATGCAGCTGTTAGCGTTATACCAACACCTCCAGCTTTGTAATTCACGATAATGATATTTATTCCCGGGTTGGTTTGAAATCCATCTACAGCGGTTTGCTTTTGAATAGCGTTTTGGCGACCAGTAACGCACACAGCTTTTGGATAAAGTTTCATTAGCATATCCACAATGATTTGATGCTTAACACCAATAATAATTTTCATTCCGGAACCTACTACTTCATCGATATACTCTTGAGCGGCTTCTATTTTACCAATTGCAGAAAGCTGTAGTAACATTGTGATTTTTACGATCACTTCCGCATTTACTTTCTTTTTGATTTCTGCATCGGTTAAATCTGAATTCTTTAAGTAGTTGGCAAAATCATTTTTTACCTTATCAAATTCAGTTCGGTTAGTGATTGAGCACACAATCGTCTGACGTGTAAGTGCTGGCAAGTCTTTCAATACGTCTTCTTTTTTTCGTTGAAAAAAGCAAGTCATGTTTAGTAAATAATTAAGTTCTGCTAGATTGGCAGCACCTCGACCTCCCTCGCAATAACGTTGTTTAAAACCATCTGCGCCACCGAAATGTGCTAACTTGAACATCACAGCCAATTGACTAAATAAATCAACTGGGCGGTTTACTACAGGTGTTCCAGTAAGTAGAATAATATACTCTTTACCTTTTGTTGCATTGATACAGATTTTAGCAGTAATTGAATTTGGGTCTTTAAGTCTGTGGCTTTCGTCAATGATTACCGACTTGAACATACTGACTCTTGGATCCATTATAATTTGACTGCTATGTTTTAAATCTTTCTTTGCTGGCATATCAGTAACAAAATATTTTTTCATTGATTCATAGTTAACTATGAACACATCCGCTAAACCCATTTCCCACCAACGTTGCCATGTAGTCTTAATTCCATCATGCAGCACAATTGCTTTTTTATCGGTCCACATTTCAAACTCACGACTCCAGTTAATTTTTAAAGCTGAAGGACAAATAACCAATACAGGAAATGTTACATCACCATTGAGTTCTGCACCATAAACCGTTGCAATTGATTGAAGTGTTTTACCTAGTCCAGGTTGGTCTCCATTGATAAACCTTTTTAGTTGTAATCCACGAGCCACGCCTTCTTCTTGATAGTTACGCATCGCACCTTTTTTGAGTGGAATAGTAATGTCAAGTTTTGGAAGCGCCGGGATAGTATCTACCCTTTCGGGTAGATTATCCTTTATCTGAATATGTGATGCTCTACATGCTCTACCAATTCCATAAACCTGCTCTTTGAATGAAATGGGAACTATCCACACTTTCTTTTCGTGATGCCATCGATAAGCGTTACCGCCATCTGCATAACGCAAACTTTTAACCATATCTTTTTCCTTATCCTTGAATCTTCCAAAGCCAGTAGTAATATGAAACTCGTTTAAAAATTCTACTATTTGCATATCGTTAGGCTTTTTCTAAAACTACTATCTCGGCTTTAATCTTTGTATGAGCAAAATCCTCAGTCATATCTTCTGAATGAATGATGTTGAATTTTTCAAGTATTTCAACTAATGCCTTTGGTTTTTCTTTAAGCATAAATCCTTTTGGCAATAGAATAATTGCTTTTCCATTGTCGGCCAAAATTTCAGAATGTAAGCGTTCAAAGAATTTTGTAAGCTTTGGAACTTCATAAGGAGGATTAGAAACAACCCAGTCGTAAAGTTCTACTGCATCATTTTCGTAGTCACATCTTTCAGCAATGCAGTCTTGAGATAAATTATACAAGTCAACCATTTCTGTACTGAAGTCAAAACCTCTAACAATGAATCCTAATTCACGAATTGGTTTTGATAACATTCCAAATCCACAACACATATCCATTACCCAAGGTCTGCCATTTGCTTCTCCTTTTGGATCAACAAAATGTCTATCTGCTAATGATGCTATTCTTAATGCAGTTGCTGGAGGTGTAAAAAATTGTGAATGATAAACACTATTTCTTTTTTGATACTCGATATAGGTTTCATACAACCAATCAGTACCTGAGTAATCAAAAGGAAGGGTACCGTGTTGTTCATGATACATTGCAACTTCTAAAGGATTTGCAGGGTATGAGTTTTTTCTGTTTTTAAAATAAGAATTATTAAGCGCATACTTTTTGTCTACTTTATCAAACTGTTTTATCTCACTAGTAAAGTGTTTTATTTCCACTTTATCTTCTATTCTTTCTGGAGCTTCTTTTTTTGGTTCTGCAACTGGTTGAAGTTTTTCTATTTTGGCTTTCAACTCTTTAATTTTTATATCAGCTTTATCCATTCTAACATCAGAAATTGCTTTTTGATTAGCAATAATTTCGTTTATTTTATCAGATTCATAGTGCATCAATGCTTTTGTATAAGCATAATTACAAGCGTTACTGTAGTAGTTTCCAAATGCAACTGGCAAACATTCTAAAAAGAAAATTCTTTGAATTTGATTGTACTCGAATTTTGTAAAATCTCTTTCCTGTAATGTTTGTAAATTAAAATCACCTACTAATTTCTTTACTTCCTGATTTCCGTAATAACCCAGTTTTGAAATCATCGCTAAACAAACTGCATTTACTTCAACTTCAAATAATCCACCTATGATAGTTTTTATTTCTGAAGTGTCGATTGCTCTAATTTGTGCCCAAACTTTCTCTCCATCTAATTCTTTGGCTCTATCTGCTCTTGATTCAATTTTTGAAATAGCTTCTTTTAATTCGCGAACTTCGTTTGAAGTTTCTCCTGTTATTGATTTGTTGTTTTCAGAGTCTTCTTCTTGAGGTTTAATCCAAGCATCAAAATACTTACCTTCTTTATCTCCACTAACTCCAAATGCTTTAGTTTTATTCCATTCCACTCCGTCTTTGTCTTTTTGCAAGTGGTCATACCAAGAATATTGCTGATAAATATTAATGTTAAACTGTTTACATATATCTAGGATCATTTGTTTAGGCTTATTCCAACCAGCAACTAAAACAACATTCTCACCATTGTTTATGATTTTAGCAACTTCGTTTTCAATATGAGCTTCTTCTTTTTTATCAAAGCAAGTTTCATCAAAGCATCTGTCTTCTACCATATCATCGAATAGTATTGGATTTGCTCCGGAACGTTTAGGACATACTGAACATGCTACACATCCTTTAACTAGGTTTGCATCGTTTAAATCAAACTTTGCATCAGTTAAATCATAGGAATCATCTTCGATATCTTCTCTTAGTTTTGCAACCGTACCATAATCAGGTTCGCCTTCTCCTCTCCACGGTTTAGCATCATCATATATGCTCATCTGTTTGGTCGGATTGCAACGTGCTATTAGTATCGCATGACCAATACCTAGCTTACCAGCGATAAAATCCTCTCTTACTTCATCAATAAGGTCAACCAGCTTTAAACGTTGAGCGATGAAGCTTTCAGTTTTTGCCATTTTAGCGGCTATGTCTGCAATGGTGTACTTTCCACTATCTAACATTTTTTTGAAAGCATCTGCTTCATCAAGCGGATGTACATCTTTTCTCTCCAGGTTCTCAATAATTTGAATCTCGAATGCTTCATCGTCATCTATCCAACGAGTCTCTGCTTTAATGGTTGTCATTCCTGCAAGTTTAGAAGCTCGGTAACGGCGTTCACCGTAAACAATCTCATAATTTTGATAGCCATTTTTATCCTCGCTATCGAGAATCGGTCTAACCAGTATTGGCTGTAGTAGGCCATGCTCCGAAATACTGTCCGCTAATTCCTGTAATGCTTTTTCATCAAAGAACTTTCTCGGATTTGTTGTGCTAGGAAATATATTCTCAAGCTTAATGTTTTCAATTTTTGTTTCTGTAATCGTACTCATTTTGATTAAAATTTGATTTGTTTAAATAGTGTTTAATACAGATTTCAATAGCTTTTCAATCTGTCTATTGCAACTATGCCGTTGCTTATAAATCTTCTTGACCTCTCCGTTTACAATAAAGTTGTAACACTTCTTGTCAACTCTGCTGATGTAGATGGCAAACCCCAAACTATCGAGTTTGCCACACATCGCTCTGTACTTATGTCTCGGATTTGTTGACATAACAACAATTACATTTCCGCATCCGCAAAGTGTTTTTGACTTTGACCTTCTTCTTCATCCGCATCTTGCTCAAACATATTTATAGTCTGATGTTTGATTGGAGCACGTTTACCCTCGATGTACTCGTAAACTTCTGATTTCAACAAATCAACTGACTCTAGTAATTCCTGCATGAAAGGATAGTCCACATCATCCCATTTAATAAATGGTGTATTGATATTAATTGATTTTCCACTCTCTAGGCTTTTGTTTCCTGAAATAGTAACACCTTCTGAATCCTTACCTAAAGTGAATCCTGCAACATCATACTTGCGTAATGGATTGGTTTCAGGATCTTGAACAACTCCTTTTTTAATGTCGTTAATTGCTTGACGGCATGTACTCTCGTTTATCTCCTCGCAGATAAAAGCAAAATGAGGGATGAGGTTTTGGAATGCTTCTCTCAAATCATCGTGAATTGGAGCATCACCCGAAGAGCTATGTGTGAATTTTGCATTATTCACGAAATGGTCGTAGCCATACTTTAGGAATAGAACCCTTTTGATACTGGCATTTTTAATTGTAATTTCCATTGTTATAATTATTTAATTGATTATCCGTTAAACGCCTGCATTTCTGCCTTGGCTTTGCTTATTAATGTTCGGCACCAGTCTAACTGATGCGTACAGCTGGCATTAATTCTAGTTGCCCAGTTCACTAAGTAGCTTTCATTCTCAACCAATGTATTTGTGAACTTAACAGCTACACTTGGTGCCATTGAATTAATGCTTTTGATTTGCTCTATAATATCACTTCGTAGTTTTCTATCATGATGTATTTTTGCATCTGCTAATAGCTTTCCGGAACGTGCCATATAAACTGCTAAAGTGCTACCTCTCAAAACCGCTTCTTGAACATCTTCGCTTAATTCTATTTCGAGAAAATCCTGCATCTGAATTAATTCGGCTTTGATTTCTGAATGTGTCGCTACTGTATTATTCATGATTTCAATTATTTTAGATTATGCCGTTTAATAGCAATTTGATTTTTACTCATGACCAAATATTTTTTTATCGGTTATCAATTCTTTGTTTTGTTCTAAAAACTCGATTAGCAACTCACAATGTTCCACTAATCTTGGTTTGTCAATTTCTTGTTTGAATAAATACCATTCAGTCCAAGTATTCTTGAAATCCGTAATTGCATATTCAAATTCATCAATCTTAACTCCATTTTGATTTAAGCAAAATGGATAAACAATGTGTTGCCAATTTTTACGATATTTTCCAGCATAATACTTACCAGTAGTTTTAATATCAGCCACTTTGAAAGGCATAAGCGTATCAACAAATCCATATACTAAAACATTACCGTATTTAGTTTCTACAATTCCTTCTACATGTTGCTGTGTCAATGCTCCCTCGTAATATTTGGCAAATTCAATACATAAACTCATCGAAAATTTAAACACTTGATTTTTGTATGTTGCCCAAATCTCATTCAAATCTTTGTGTGATTTGATTTCCATTTTATCCGAAGTTCTTTTTTCAATAATACAATCTACAACCTCATTAAATGCAGTTCCTTTGTCTGCCAGCTCGCTTGTAAATGGCACTCGATTGATTGTATTAATTAATCCATTGAATTGCTCCTGCTCAAACTCTTCATCTGTTTTGGTTGGATTTTCTGCAAATCCCCAAAACTGTTGGTACAATTCAGAACTACCGATGTAGTTCTGAAATTTGTCCAGTAGCGTGGCGTAGAATTTATACTTGACTTCCATTTTATAGTTTTTCAAATAAAATTCCGTTGGCGTTCATAAAATCGCCAAGTGCAATGAGCTTTTCAAGCGTTGTAGTAACTTTCATTGTTCTAACAAGAAGTTCCGGAGTTACTGCTGGAATTATTATTAGTTCTGTAACTGGTTCAGGAGTTGCAACCGCTTCAACTGACGTTTCTTTTACTGGTTCTGCTGGAACCTCAACCTTTTTTGGTTGCAGTTTCTCTCTATTAAGTTTTAGAGTGTTTGAATATTTGATAGTTTCATTGATATTCAAATTATCAAGGTACATCGCTTTCAAAGTTTCCACGTCTTCTCCAATGGCTTCCAAAGTTGAAAGTCCTTCTTTAATTTCGGCTATTTTAGCGTTTATTTCGGCTTCAATAGTTTTATCTTTTACGGTTTTGTTTAACCATTTTTCATCAAAAATTTTATTTAGATTAACCAAAGTGAAACCAGTAGAATTCCAAAACGAAGATATTTTATCACGCTTTTGTTCTTTCTCTTTCTGGTCGCTTTCTTTTACAACTACATCAATTTTCGATGAGCATTCAGAAATTAACTTTACCGTTTCTGCAATAATGTCTTTGAACTCCACAAACGGTTTCATAAATTCCTTTTCAATATCGATACGTTTTGCGTTCAAAACTTTTGATGCGTTATTTAGCATCGCTTTATCTTTTTTAGCAGTCTCGATATTGTCTTCACTATAATTTTTAATATCATAGTTTAGTAGTGATTGCTCCACCAACGCCTTTATGTCTTTCGCGTTGGTAGTTAAACTTCCAAGTGTTTTATCACTAATAATTAATTCAAGGTCTTTCTCTTGAATTTCTAATTTGGCTAAATTTGCTTCCATTATACTAATGAGTTTTGAGTTTGTGGTTGAGTCGCTGGAGCAGGAGTTGAGACTACTACTTTTTCATATTTTTTAGTTTGAGGACTAAAAGTCAATCCTAATTCTTTAGCTCTATTGTTACACAATTGACTAGCAACTGATTTAGAGTTTCCAATATGCTCAAAAGCATCAATTCGAGAAACAAAGTCGTTAGCACTTTCGGTATCAGTTATTAAAATGATTTGCATTTTCAAATCCTCGATAAGTTTGTTGTAGTTTTCTCCCGCTTCTTTTCGAGCTTCCAATCTTTTAGAATATGCTTTAATTACGCTTTCTGTAAAAAAGTTGTTAGCAGCTGTTGGGTTTCCGTTTTCATCTATGATTGTTGGAATTTTAATAACAGATGCCAAGTTGCAAGTGTTTTTACCATCGTTACGACTGGTAGGATCGAAAGTAATTGTACGTTCTCTTCCGTTGGCTTCCATATAGCCAACCAAATCAAGTTCTGTAACTAAACTATCATAGTTTGAACCTCCAAACTGTGGTACATATCTAGTATCGTCTCCTTCGGTTTTTGTTTCCCGATGTGCGACGAAAATAATATGTTTATTCATCAATGAAACCGTTTTAATTAGCGTAGAAAACATTGCTTTTCTTTCTCCGTAACCCATCAATTGTAGCATTCCGTTTGAACGTCCCATTTTTGGATTATTTTTAACAATGTAGGCACCCATGTAGTCTAGCAACTTCCCACCAGTATCTATTACAAAAGTTTCGTAAGGTTTCAACGCTTCAGTATCTGCCAATACATCGATAAAATCTTGATAAGTTTGAATTTGTACAGTATCGACATTGTCTAAGTGTGCAAAATTCACACGATGTACACCGTTGTCGAAGTCAAATAATAATGGTTTTGGACTTGATATTGCTATCGTGGTTTTTCCCATTCCGGGCTGTCCGTAAATCAATGCTTTTATTTTTCCTTGAATGTTAAGCTCATTCGATTTTTTAATTAGTCCCATGTTTACTCTATTTTAAAATTTGATTTGATTTATAATTTTTCTCCGATATAATTTTCTGCTGGTAACAAAACCTCTTTATTTTCTATTGTGTAGTCTAATTTCATTGCTACTAGAAACTCTTCAAAAAATGTTTTTTCAACTCCTTGAAGCTTGTTAGGACATTTGCCGTTTACTTCCCATTTCTTACCTACTTTTTTAATTGATATTCTCATGATTTCTCTATTATTGTTATGATTGCTATTATGATTCCTATTACTACTGGAATCAATATGATTTTAATAAATGTCCTCCAAATCATTTCCGTTTTCTCATCTTCATAATCAAATCGATTGTTTAACATAATTTGGTTTTGGTTTAATTCTTGTTACTAATATGATTACTCCTGGTTTTGAATAATCTTTCGTTAAGTCTGAAATTGGTTTTGAAAAGACTGGATCATTAACCAAGTCTTTAACTCTCTGTTGGAATTTTCTACCTAAAATCATAATGTTGCTTTTTCAATTGTTGCTAAAAGTTGCTTACCAATAATTGTCTCATGTTGATTTCCATTTTTAAGAAAATTATAAGCAGTTTGACAAGCTTCTAATAATTCTGGAGCTGTAGCAATTAGTTTTGCATTTGCCTCAGCTTCTTCTTTATTTTTAAAATGGTGGTGCCATAATTCTACATAACCATTAAATCCGTTATGTTCTCCAATACTTACATTTATACATCCAATATGATCGGGTTTGTATGTTTTCCAATCGCTTTTAGTTCCTTTAAATTGATTCATGATACTGGAGATGTTAAGTTGAAAATGTCTTCCTTAGTAATGATTGTTGGTTTTTGCTTTTCTCCGTTGTATAGGAATTGAAAAGGAATTGCTCTGTGGCTT